GTTCGGCCCGCTTTCGGCTTTACCGATGCTGATATAGTTGCATTGGCTAAAGCCCTCACGGATTACCGCGACGATTCGGAGGTTACAACCATCAAGCTTATTCAGTTCCAATCTTAACCATTACAAGGGAGGACATCATGTCCAACCACGATGGTTATGTTAAGGATCTGTTTCTTGCTTCTTTGCTACGTTGGTGGCTGTTTCTTGGGGTTCTGGCTATTCTGGCCATAGCCTCAGGATGTAGTCCACTTCCGAACGCGAAGGACATACTTCCAAGTATGTCGACGGATTCCGGTTCATTAAGCCGGGGAGAAACTAATCAGACTCGGAATCAACTGCCTCAAAGAGGTTGTGATGAAAAGTCCGATAGCTCTCTTACGAAGCCTCTTCTATGATTTAGAGAGGCTGAATCCTGGTGTGAAAGGCCTCGATCGTGATGTCATTACGATCGAGAAGAGGTTCGAAAACGAAGGTTATGGCTTCCTAACCATAGCCTTACCTTCCTTAGATGAAGCCCTAGTGATAGGACTTTCGTCTGGGAGGTTTACCTGTCCAATTGGCTTTAAAGTGGCCAAAGGGAAAGCAATCCCGAGATTCCTCTCAGGTATGCTTTGTAAGGTTTTCGATCCGCTCACCGGGCTTCTTGTAGACGACCCTGACTTAGGGGTCATGAAGGGCCTTAGAAACGTCCTTCGTCTCTACAAGAAAACTCAATTATCTCCTGATGATGAAGATTATTTGCATCAAAAGGCGGTGAACGAGTTTTATCAGTGCGATGAAACTGCAAGTAGGGTTGTAATACCCGACAGGCATGATCATCTCATTGGTCGTGTTTGTAAGTTGTTACTCAACACTCTCAACTCTAAGGAGATTGAAAATGCAAAGTACAAACACGGGCCTGGTGCGGTCAGAGAAGGATACAAAAGCAACGAGAAATACGCTGCTTTGTACCACGCCGTCTGGAGTGACGACGAGGCAATACGTCGAATCGGTATTTGGGGAATTGGTTGTTTCCATTCTCCCTGTACAGATTCTGGATGCCCTGTGTGCTTCAGTTCTTCGGGGTTACATGACTCCAAAAGAGTTCGGTCTCGTAAGAGTCGAACTCGGATGGGATCTAGTAATCCACTTCGAACAGAAGTTGCTAGGGCGTCAATTGATGGACGACTAACCTCTCGCGAGGAAAGTCTCCCAACAGGTGACGTATTTTCTAACTCTGAACGAGCTTCGAGAAGCAGTGCGAAGCTAATTTCTGTCGCGAAAAGTTCTACTTCGCGCAGAACGATTACGGTTGAGCCAATGCTGAAACAGTTTGTTCAGCAAGGGCTTAATATCCTTCTCAGAGATAGTATCAATGAGTGTAGGATCTTGCGTAATAGCATAGCACTAACCGACCAGAGCTTAAACCAAAAGTTGGCTCTGGCTGGCTCCCTTTACGACAACTGGGCAACCATCGATCTAAAGTCTGCCTCAGATCTTATGAGCTTAACGCTCGTTCGTTCTGTGTTCAGACATCATGCTCAATTCTTCGAGCATATGATGGATTGTCGTTCTCCCTTTGTTGTTTGCCCTGGAAAACCAGTGCTAACCTTAGGGAAATTTGCCGGAATGGGAAACGCTTTAACTTTTCCAGTACAGTCCGTCTGCTTTGCTGTGGTATGCATAGCAGCTATCTTGGATAGTCAGGGTACTTCCCCGACTTACTGGAATGTTAAGCGAGCTTCTCGGCATATTCGAGTATATGGTGATGACATCATCATATCCAAGAAATATGCACACCATTGTGTGAACTGGCTTACAGACGTTGGCTTGAAGGTCAACGACAGGAAGAGCTTCCTTACTGGAAACTTTAAGGAAAGCTGCGGTGTTGAAGCATTTAAGGGAGTTGATATAACACCCTTATACATTAGACACCGGCCAGATCAAACCAAGGCAAGTCCGAACGTTATTGCAAGCTTTATTAGTCTTTCTAACCATTTGTGGATGGAAGGACTATATTCAGCAAGCACCTGGCTCAAGAATGAAGTGGAGAGACTCTTAGGTAGAGCTTTACCACTTGTATCTCGAGATTCAGGCTCGTTCGGGTGGCATAGTCGTCAGGACGCCATGACACCTCACAAATGGTGTTATGACACGCATAGGTTCTTAACCAGAACACTTGCGCTTGCTCCCATCAAAAGGGATGACAGGATAGACGGCTACGCTGCTTTACTCAAGTGCTTATCGACATCTCGAGAAGAGTCGTCACTCGAAAGTGATTTCTCTCACAAAGAGAAGTATGATAAGTACTCTCGTAGTCTTTTTCCTAAGCCTATGGCGAGGGATTTAGATCACTTGAGTAAAACCTCCATGCGGTATCGCTACAGCATGAAGCCGAGGTGGGTGCCGACCCTTGTTAGGGACGGTTTAAATCTTTAAACTCTTCGTTTAAAGTCAGAGATGGCATCAATATTACGCAGATTGGACAGAAGTCCTCTCATAGTGTAGTTCTCCTTTAGGAGAGCACACCGTAATATGCTTGGTTCCTTT